CGGTTAGTACAGTTCTTGCTGTTGATGATGTGTTTCCGTAAACGGAACCATTAAGTGCTGGTGTGCCTGTTGTATTTATGAGTCTAAGTACATTAGTTGCAACATCAAAGCTTAAAACTTTTGCAGTAAATGTAGCTGCAGCCAAAGAAGAACCTTGATAAACAACCTCATCTCTTTCAAATGTACCAAAACCCGGAGCAACAATTAAATCGGTTGTCGTTCTATAAATTGTACCATTTGCTGGATTCGGACTTGATTGCTTAGATGTTGGATTTACTATCAAACCCAATTGGTGAAAGTCGATATCGGTTGGTATTTCACCACCTTCAGAACCATTAAACTCAACCGAATACATAACATGTGAACAACCAAGTTCAGAAATTGGATCGAATCCGTGGCCACCGACAGGTGACGTATTTGCATATGCAACAACGCCATTACCTAATGCTGATGTGATAGTTACGTTCGCAAAAGTATAATTTGCACCAGGATTTGTAACGATAATATCTATAATAGATCCGTTTGATGTGTTAGCTGTTGCAACTGCACCGTTGCCATCACCAGTTACAGTTACAGTAATCGTTGCATTGGGTGCATCGTAACCAGAACCAACACTATAAACATTTATAACTTCAACTCCACCAATGCCTTCTGGAGCTGTTAATGCATTCAATGAAGTTGTGCTGACACCAACAGGCATCCACTTGGTGTCCATGAATTTAACTTTTAAACCGGTGTCAATCGAATAGATAAATTTCCATTTGTAACCATCTGAACCGACATAAATGTTGTTTGTTCCGTATGTGCCTGGTGTGAACATTGGTTCGTCTGTTGCAGCAGCACCGTTTCCATTCCACAAACACTTAAAAACTTGGTCGTATCTATTCTTGACATAGAAATTATAAACTAAATTTCCATTTTCATCTTGTTCTAAGATATTAATATCGTCGCGATAATAATCGTAAATTGTTCCTGACCTCCAATCAATTCTCTGAATTACTGGAGAAATATCGGATGTGTTTACTTTTTTTACTGCAAAGATGTTTTTGAAGACTTCTTTTCGACTCTTCTGGTCCAATCCAGGAGTGGGTGGAGTGTTTGCCTGTGGCCACGGGTCAACTCTAGAAAGAAAACAGTAGTCTGTCTCGACAGGCAAATTGTTTTTTGATGTGATTACGGCAACAGGTGCATAATAACTCTGTTGCACTTGTAAGAGCTTGGCTTCAGGTGTGATTACGATTTTATTTGTCATAGTGAGTTATTTATTAACCGTGTTGGATTGCTACAAATGTATTTGCGTTATCACCATCAATACTGAAATACCTCAGATAAGCTGAACTTGTTGCAGGAATCGTAAATGTGGTGGCATTTTCGGAAGAATTGGTTGCTGTGCATCCGTGTGTAATAGTTCTATTTGTGCCACCTGTGTTTGTTAACCACACTTCAACAACTTTACCTGCCACATAATTTGAAAGTGTTATGGTACAATCTGCTACCAAACTTGCTTTAATCAATGATGTTGTTGAAAAATCAATTGTGAATGCCGTTTGTGAACCAGGGAGAACCGTTGGTACGTAAATGAATCCTTTTTGTGGTTCAACAACACCCGTGAAAGTTACAGAATTACCATTGAATGATGCAATTCTTTGTAGTGTATTAGATCCCACTGGGCAATTCCAGAATTGAATCTGTGATCCTCTATTTGTGGACGAATAGTTTTCTGTTGCAACGATATCAATACGTGCAACACCAAACTGTGTGAAGCCTGCACCTGCACCACCATGTCCGTTACCCGAAACTCTCATCAACACATCACCATTTGCTGCGGCTAATGGTGCATCGACTGTACCTCTTGCTGTTCTACCAGCAACAACAGCATATGCATTACCGGTCACACTATAAGAATCAAATACGATTCGTGAAGCAACGTTTTGTTTACCTGAAATGTGCAGCATGTAACCATCATTTGACGGTGTGGCCGTATTTGCAGTTGCCTTGATTGTTATTGCGGCTTCTGTTGCTGAAAAATTACTGTTTGCCAGAACCATGGTTCCATTGACAGACATGTTTCCAGCAGAATATAATGAACCATTCAATAGGTTTAAATCACCTGTTATTGATAGGTTGCCAGCAAATGTTCCTGATGTATTGGCCAGTGCAGCATTTGCTTTTGCGAATGCACCGTTAGCATAGAGAGCTGCTGAGTTTGCTACATGTGTAGGTGTATTTGCTACCAAGAATGCAGCATTTGATTGTAAGAATGCGCCGTTGGCATATAGTGCAGCAGAGTTTGCAATAGCGTGTGGTGTATTTGCCACCAAAAATGCTGCATTGGCATAAGTTCCTGTTGTGTTCTGTGAACCGTATGCTGCATTGGCTCTTAAGAACGCAGCATTAGCATATGATGCGGCCGCAGCGAAAGAGGTGTTTTGTGTGGTACTGTCAGCAAATATAATTGTATTACCAATGGGTAAAGGATCATTCGCATACAGATTATCAACTAAATTTTTGGCTGTATACTTTCCTGTTACGCCAGTTGGCAAATCCACACCAACAAATATTGTATTTGCAGTGTTTGTTGCCAGTGTTTTTGATGCTAAGTCTGTAATTTTTACTGTTGACATTTTTTATCCTAATAGAAGTGTTCTACCATCCTCAGTTGTTATTGAAAAACCATCTTCTGTTGTAAGTTCTGGTATATAAACTTGTCCAACTGCACCATAAATGAATATCTGTCTTGAGTTCAGTGCAGTGTTTGCAATAAATGTTCTGTTAACTGCCATGTATGAGTTACCAACATTCGAAGTCAAATTGGCTGTCAGATAAATTCGATCATTTTCAAAGTCAACACTCTGTACAACCTTACTTGTATTGTTATCCACCAAAATTGTATCACCAACATAAACGATATCTTTGATTGGATAGTCTGTGTTGCTGTACTGACCATTGTTCATAATATTATAAGCACTGGTCAATGATCTAATATTTATGACGTTCGAACCAGAATTGCCAGATACGAATGCAACATTCGCATATGTCAACCAAACATTGCTTTCAAGTGTTACTGTATTCGCAGCACTATTAACAGAAACAACTCTTGATGAAACATCTGGACCATTTGTTGTCTTCAAAACAAGTGTATCTGTGTTTGCAAATATGATGTTGGCGAGATTTGCACCAGCCAGGTCATCAAAATAAACTATGTTGTTACTGCCATTTGTGAAACTGGTATAAATGTGTGCATGTGTACCAGTATAACCCGTAAAGTGGTCTAATGGGTAACCTTGGAATACTGCACTGTAGGTGTCGAGTTGAAAGTCGGTATTTGATCTTAATACATAACGACCTAAGAAATTCATTCCTGTTGGGTGCAACAAGTTCAGTAGAATTTCTCTATACTTTTCAATTTCTTTTTCGACACTGATTATATAAGTGAAGTTGTTGTATATTTTGCTTTGCAATACGTCCGAAGAACTTGGTTTACCTCTTGAGTTTAGGTATTGCCCTTGACTGACAACTAATCCATTCAAGAAAGATGCATTAGCTCTTGCGTTACCGTCACCATATCTTCTTATACCACTAGAATTATAATTTGAATCTAGTGCTGCACCAACCATTTGTAAGTTGACATTGTTTTCTGTTCTTAGTGGTAATGCAGTATTTGGTGTTGAGTTATAGTTGTAAACACGCAAATTATATACTGTTTGTGCGGAATCAGCATTAAAACGATACACAGAAAAAGAATCCACGTATGCCAAATATGTTGAGGTGTTTGCATCAACTCCTTGGAAAATAACATCTCCACTTTCTATTAGTGATGGTAAAACATTAGAAACTAAAATATCTTCAACCTTTAAAGAAACGCCAGGTGCAGAAACATAATCTTCACCAGGATTACTAATATTGATTGTTGTCACCGAACCAGTTCTGTTTGTTACGACAGAGAATGTTGCACCTCTACCAAGTATTCCTGGTACAACTAAACTTGCATTTGCGGCTTGCACATTGGCTGATTGCACAGTCACTGTTGGTATAGATAATTCAGAATAACCCAAACCACCAAGTGGATAATCTCTTATAGTACCATAAACGTATTCAACATCTGTAATAGAACCCGTGTTGGAAACAGCCACCACATTTGCTCGAGCACCAACACCAGATCCACCAGAGAAAACAATTCGATCATTTGCTTGATAACCATGCCCACCATTTAAAATTTGAATTGGTGAGAGTATACCTAAATTACCAAGATCAATTGAATCACCTAATTCATTTTGATACACAGATGTTGCTTGCACTGTTGGAATAGTTCTGATTCCACCACCACCATTTGTAACAATAACAGAAGATATTGGATATGCTGCAAATTGAGTGAAACTAAATGCATCAGATAATCTGGTGTTCGCATTTGCTGAAGCCACATTGGTGAATCCATAATTTGTGTTACCAATTGTTACAAATCTTTTAAGGCCGATAGCTTCTATAGACAATAAAGTAACATTGGCAGTTTTTGTGGGATCTGGTTCCACAGAACCAACAACAGCAGTTGCACCAGGTGCATTTGTTAGTGTGATGATTGTATTTGGATCAGTTCTGAAACCATAACTTCCATCAACAACATTTATACGTTGAATAGATCCTGATGTTGTTTGTCCAACTGTTGCTGATGCACCAATTCCATTGGCGGAGTTCAATCCACCATAAATTACCACTGGGTCGCCAGTTTGATAAAGCAAACCTCTTCTGTTTGGATCAATATTGATTTGATTTATTTGACCAACAATCTTTGCTCTGAGTGGTTGCCCACCAAACAAAACATCTTGGTTGTTTGTGTCAACTACTTTAACAAATTCACCCGACTGAAACAATCTTGTAATATCGGAAATAAACACTTCAACTCTGTTGCCTGTTGATGTTGCATTTTCAATTGTTGCAATCGATTTTGTTGTTTCACCAAACAGTCTATAGTTATTAACTTTTAAGAAATTTTTATTTCCCGTTGCCAACTTTAAACTTCTTGCAACGTACCAAGAACCATCAGAAGCTTTTAGAACCGCATCTTTTGTATAGAAAATATCGAAATCAGAATCGTATAAAATCCTGAATAAGAATTGATAAGATGCTGGTGTGCCTTTTGTGTAGTATAGTTGACGAGCATATTTTACAGCAGTACGTTTGTCAATTAAAACTTCTTGCGGAAAATATTGAAGAAACTCATCTGTAAAATATTTTATAAATTCTTCTGTCGTTCTATCAATGTCTTTATAGTTGAGAATATTCTTACTTCTCTCTGTGACATTACCATTCTCTTCCATCCATTCATAGTATGCCTGCAAGAACGTAACAAACTTGTCATAGTCTGGATTTTCCCTAACGAAAGAGGGAAGCTGTGATGGTATTAGTAACGAAGTCTTCTGAAAATCAGGAATCATTTTACTTAGCTGTTACGTTGACAATAATCGAATTTGGATCAAATGGATCTACTGTGATGATCCTGTTATAAGTCGATGATATAATCGATGTTGTCGGGTTTGCAGAAACTGTCAGTTGACCAAGGTCATTCTGTACACCAAAGGGATTAAAGTTTTCAAGATTAATGACACCCAAGTTATAATCAACAGTACCCACAGAATTATTCAATATGATTTTTACATTCTCATTGTTGTTATAATATGATCTCAATGTACCATAACGACCTTCAAGATTTGCAATTGCAGCTCCTAATTGACCTGTGGTATCATTAGACTTTGGTGTGATCTTAACAATTGCACTTGTGTATCCCGAACCTTTTTTGGTTATATTGATTGATTTTAGTGTACCTGTGGCGGAAATTGTACTAACAGCTGTTGCACCAACTCCGTCACCAAGAATTTCGATTGTTGGTGCGCTCTGATAACCAAAACCTGGATTAATAATTGAAATTGATTCAACACCACCAGTTGATGATGGCACCTCTTCAACCTGCACACCACTAATAATTGTTGTTAAATTGTCTGGATCTCTGAATTGTAGAGATGGTGATGTGCTAATACCACTTTGAAACATGCCTTTTTTGAGCGGTGTCCCGTAGTACAAATTATATGTTGTTGGAACAGTCAAAATTGGCAAGAATTTTTTCTGAACTTGTAGACTTATTTCATTTGTAATAATTGATGGGCTAACATTGTTGACTGCATTATTGAAATTTGTAATGTTGAATGTTGAATTGAAAGTATTCAACTGACTTACAGCCAAATTAGAAATCGCATTTTTTACGTTTGTTTTAATTTGTGAAGAAGTCAAGTTCGTTTTACTTGGGTCATACAACACATTTACAGTCAGTTGCAAGTATGTGTAGTCTGGATCCACAATTGTTGGTGTAACTGTCAGAACAGAAATTGGTCGGATAACGTCTTGTATCAGTTTTTGTTTCTGTAGTTGTGTTAGATTGTAAGAACCTGCTGGTTTCAAACAAACGAAAACTTGTCCGTAAATTGGCGTATCATTTTCTTGCCCACCCCAAACGTTGACAGCATCAAAAGAATAACCCAAGTTGTTTTGTTGAATTGCGGTGATGTAATCTTCTTTAGTCACTGCGCGTTTCTGTGCAGAAAAAGACTTTGGTGCCTGAAACTTTATCGAACTTACGGATTCTTTATCTTGCCCATAAGATGTTGCTTGCACAGCTGTAACCACAACATTGGAGAATCCTCCAATTGCGTCCATATTGATGAAACTATTTGCGCCAGCAGAAGCCGAACCGTTTGTGGACAAGTAACTTAGGTTGACAATGTTACCATCCACAAGTTGTTTACCAAGTATACCATCACCAAAATTAATTTCATACAATCCATTAACACTCTCTTGCAAGAAATAAACTGTTGAATCACCTGTTAACAACAAAACATCTGATGCTTTTGTATAGATTTCAGATGTTGTATTCGAAATAGATTGTTGTATCGATACCAAAAGTGTTGTGGTGTCAACATTTTCATCTGGAATAGAGAATGTATAAGTTGGATTTGTAGTTGAATCGACTTCATATGATATTGATTCAACAATACCTTGTTTTATTGATACATTTGAAAATAATGCTTGTTGACCAGAAACGGCAACGGTTGATGCATCTGTTGTAACAAAATTGTAGTTGACACCATCGATATTTTCAGATAAAAATTGTGTATTCTTTGGTAATGTTAGTGATGCATCTGTAACCTGATTGACAAGAACATTGATAGTGGCTTCAGGTGCAATTGCGGATTTTGGTGTATAATTCAGTAATTTTGCTAACGAAACAACAGATTCTCTCTGAATTGCAGAGTCTAAAAACATCTCATTTGCAACCATGTTCAAATAATATGCATTGTATTGCGTATTGTATGAAAGTATGTCTAATAGTACGGAGAGTGCTGAACCTTCAAAATTGTAGTCTTTTAAAGCGTTTTGTGACTTTAGATAGTTCTTCAGATTGGTTTTAATGTCATTAAAATCCAAATCCGTTATCTGAATATTGCTATTTGCTCCAGCCATTTATCGGTTTCTCTCTAAAAGTATTGTTATTGATGTTGGTGTGGTAGCATTTTGTAAGAAGAAACTTATTGTCACATTGTAGGCATTCCTAGCATCATCTGCTTCCACATTCACCTTTTGCAAAATTACTCTAGGTTCATAGGCTTCAAGCATCAGAGCAATTTCGTTTTGTATACTGTTTTCCGTCAAAGGATTCATTGGTTCGAACAATAATGCATTCAATCTTGAACCCAAATCAGGATTAAAAGGTCTATCGTAGTTATTTGTTTGTAACAAATTTCTGACGGAACGTGTGACAG